TTGAAAAGTTTCAGCACCCCGTCCCTGTCGAAGAAGTCTATGTCTACATCAGGCATTAGTGCATACTCCCTTTGCCTTTTTCAGCATGTTGTATCATCTTGTCACGTGATCCCGGCTGTAGTACTTCCAACACATCTAGGAGTTTCCTGTATCCTTCGGAATCAAGAACATTTCTATTGATGTCTGGCATTATCACCCTTCCTATGGATCCGTCTTCCTTTATTACGACAGCACAGTCTCCGTCCTCGAAATCTAAATTGTCCGATATCTCTAGATCTATCTTAGACAATCTTGGCCTCCTTGGCTGTTTCTTTTACCAGCATGAGATCCGCCGGATAGCTCTTCAACTTGCTGGGCCAGAAACTTGGGTTTATGAATCTCTCTATCATCTGTAGTTGTTCGTCGTTGAATGATTTTAACATTTTCTTTCCTGCTTCGCAACCTAGCAACAGCCATGGACTGATGGCGCCTTGCTGTATGTGTTGAACTGCCCTGTTGGTGTTGACCAATCTGAAGTAGTCCGACCACTGTGCGTGTTGTTCTGTTGCCCAGTCCATCATGGTGGCGATACTTCTTTGTAGTGCGGCCTCCACGGGTTCCGTCTTTAATGTCTCTATCAGGTACTCCTCGTACAGGTCATCCCTGGCCCAATGGTCCAGTTTGATCTTTGATTTCAAAACGAAGTCTATGTATTTGTCTGGATACAATGGGTTGATGTGCATGATGTATCGGCCAAATTTGACGAACGCATTATAATAAGGACTCTTAACGAAGTCATCATAGGTTCTTTCTTTAGCGTTGTGTTGATGTATCTTGTAGAACCTCTGGAACACCATGAATGCGTTGACCACCCATTTCTCGTCTCGCTGTAGGTATCTGCGCTTTGGTTCACATAGATGCACCTGTAAGGTTCTCTCCTTAGCGAACTCCTTGCCACAGTAGGTACATTTATTTGTCGATGCCATGTGCCTCTATTAGCTCCTCTAGTTCTCTGTCTGTTATCACTTTGTCCAGTGTCTCGAGATCGGTTTCCTTCCAAGTGGGATAGATCTCTTGTAATTTTTTCAACGACTTGTTTGGCACACGCTTCATAGGTTTGATCCATGGATGGAACTGTTGTTGTAGTGCGCCACACATGGCAGTTAGTATCCACAACAGTTTCTTATGTTTGCCCAATGTGAAGCAGTGCTTGTTCACGCACTCGTTCACCATCTCCACGTAGTGTTCCACGTAGAATTGGTCCTTTGACGAACAACTCGACACATATCTCATCAGCATGTAAGGTGAATACAGCGATTTCTCTTTGTCGTCAATCCTGTCATAGTAATCCTTGTTCCTGAAGTCCACGGCTTTCAACCCGTTCCTGAGATCAAAAAATTTCTTTGTGTTACTTTTTTTTGCTGGCATATTTCAATCCAAACATAGTGCATTCTTTAGCATCTACGAAAGTTAATTTTATTTTCTTTTGTTGATGATTCATAGCCGAAATCTTGAATTTATTTTTCCTTAACCAATCAAAGAAATCTCTCATCCAATCTTCATCCATCCACACCGCTATTTTATTGCTGGTTATTAAAACAGGTGCGTCTATGGTTATAGTTCGTCTACCAGACCGAGCCATAGTCCACTTGCTCGCACTGCCTTGAAATGTCCTTTACGAAATACGCACACATGGGTCTACGTCCGTTGGTCAGTGGCACGGCCAACATTTGACCTGACTTGATCTTAGGGAAGTACCATTTCACTTCAGTATAGATGTCCACTATATCTATGGGCATGAATTCAGGTTTGGTGCTAGACAGTGGATTGAATGTGAATGCGTCGAAACCTCTGTCATTGAGACTGGTTATGGGTAGCACGTGCATCTCTGACTGACCTGCCTCGCCTATCAGCATCTTCCAGTCCAGTGGCATCTTGATCTTGTGATCACCTATCTCTAGCACCGCCGCGGGTGCGTTGAAGCTCTCCAGGAAAATAAGCGGTATGTAGAAGAAATCCGGGTTAGCAGGATCAGAATTGTCCAACACGGCAAACCTCAATTTCTCATCCACCCATTCTGGTATCTTTTCTAGTTTGTAGGTCCTGTCGTCAAGTGTAAGGATTTTCATAATCTATCTTTTCTATATTATACGGGTAATTGGCCTCTTTGTAAAACTTTTTCCGCTGTCCTAGGTGTCTTTTCGCAAACTTGCAACTGCTGGTAATGTCCCAGATCTGCACACTGTCCTTGTCCTCTGCCTTCCTGATCCCACGACCTATGCTCTGTATCACCCGGACAAATGATTTGCCAGGTTCTATGAGAACAAGATTAAAAATCCTAGGAATGTTAATGCCAACAGCGGCAACTCCATATGTGGCAATAATAACTTTATTTGTCGCAGTAGATATTTCATCATATTGTTCCTTCCTGTCTGTGTTTTTGGTTGCTCCGGACACGAACACTGCGTCCTTGATTTTCTTTTCGAGTATCTCACCAGCGGATATCCTGTCCACTAGTATCAGTGTGTTGCCCGATGTGGCTATGCTTTGGATGGTCTGTGCCACCCACGTCATCCGTGTTTGGTCTGTTGTGAGCCATTTGAGTTCCTCCCCGTAGGTCTTGAACTGTGGATGATCCTGTGTCTGTAGCACATTGACATGGCAGTTGGCCAACACTCCTTTGTCCTGTAGTTCACTGGCCTGTATCCTGTTGGCCACTTCGCCTATGCTACATTTCAATCCCATGAATTCGTAGTCCGCCTTTGGTACGGTACCTGTTAGTCCCCAGCGTATGCCACAGTGTGCGAATGGTCCTGTGAGCAATCTCTTCAACACGTCTGCCTTGGCCATGTGTACCTCATCTATGATTATGGTGTTGATGCCCTGTATGGCTTCTAGGAACTCGGTTGTGTGTTCGTCCTTTGCTTTTTTTTCTAGTACGTTAAGACTTTGCCAGGTTGCTATGGTGTTGAACCTACCCAGTTCTTTCCTGTCACCATAATACACACCAACGTCAAGGTTACACGCCAAGAAGTCTTCTTCGGTCTGTGTGACCAGACTCTTGTTGGGCACTATGGTCAGTGTCCTTCCGTAGGGTTCTACTAGTTGGCACAACGCCGCGGTGATTATGGTCTTACCTGCCCCTGTGGCAATCTCCTGTATGCACTGTGGGTTCTCGATGAACTTGTTTATGGTCTCCACTTGGTAATCCCTCAACTGTATGGGTTGTCCCGCACAAGGATGATTGTCTGGCCATGTGATGTGTGCTAGATAATCCTTGTCCACGGCCTTGAATTCATAGTTGTGTTGTTCCCTGTGATCCTCGAAGTCCACGTACACCCCACCGTCCTCTAGTATAGGCAGTATCTGGTCTACCAAGTTCAAGTATGTTGTTCCTCCCAGTCCAAAGAAACTGACCTTGCCATCCCATCTACCTAGTTTCACTGCTGGCAAGTGTCTGGCGTATGGTATCTCGTATTTGAACTTGTTGGACAATCTCTTCCTCCACTCGAGGCTGAGGTTCTCGAACTTCACATTCACTTCGTCTTTGATTACTAGTTTACAACTGCTCATCTTATACCTGTTCTATCACGTGATCATGCCAATCCCAACTACTTGGTTGGTGATCACTATAATACAACTTTTTTGGAAGATTTTCAAGTAGTCTTTTGAGATTGTCTGTGCCAGTGGCATAGTATCCGCCACCCAGTGCTATCAACGAAGCCCGTGGTTTTACCTTGCTCTTGATCAAGGCACGTGGTATTCTGTTTCTGACGAAAATGATCTTTGTGGTGTCGTCTATGAACTTGAACTGTTTGCTCATCTGGTGTAGTTCATAGAGATTCTCAAAGAACTCCCTTGGCTTCTTGTCATCTATAACTGTTGTCCTGGCACTATAACCTCTGTCTTCTTTCCTGTACACCGGTTCTTTGAGATCGAAACCCCAAGCACACTGTTTCATCATGTCAATGCCGTGCGATTCAAAGATCTTCAACCAGTCCCAGAATTCCTTAATTTCTTTTTCTTCGTGAACGTCGCTGTGACACGGCATCAGTAAAGGGAAGGCATCCAGTTCTACCAATGCTTGTACAACTTCTTTCTTAGTGTGGGCCACAGAGTTGATCCATAGTTTATGATAGTAATGGTGTGCTATGCGACCGGCCAACTTAGATTCGGCGGACACTGATATGCCTTTAGGTGCAATCGCAAAATTCTTTAGGCTGTCCACTTGCTGTAACAAGGGCAGTTTTGAAATGTGTTCTGCCCAGTATTCCGTCAAGGACTCTGGGGCATTGTCTAAGATTATTTTATCTTCTGCCTGCCTAGCGGTCGGCTGTCTGTGTCCCACTATCTGTTTCCTTACAGCATCGAAGTCGTCTAAAAGTTTGGGTGTGACGAATTTGAAATCATACCGCACCGCTATCAGCGTGAGGTAGTATGCGGTAACGTCAGTGTGGATGAACGTCCATTTCTTATCCTCTCCGGCGTAGAGTGCGTACATGCCCGGCAAGTCACGCTTGTCCTTGAGGCAACGTATCAGTTGTATTATCTTCTTGTCATAAGGAAATCTCAATTCGATCTTGTCCACCCCGGCCTCGTCTGTGTATTTCTCTATGCTCTTGTCAAAACTTATGACCCTGAAGTTGTCTTCATACACAGGATTATCCAGCAGAGACTTGATGTCCATGTGGTGTGCTTGGAACTTGGAAAGATAGCGCTTTAGAATAACCACTGCCAAGCGTGCCTGTTTCTCAGTCCAAGCGTACTGTGATTCCGCCAACGATCTCACTGTTTCCCTGTCCTTGGGGTGTGGGTTGATATGGGTCGTACGGTGATCTGGCCAGAAATAATCGTTATATGCTAGTATTTTGAGTGCTTCGTTTATGGTTTTTGGCAAATCTGACTGCATTTTGATACCTGGTAATTTAGATAATTATTACTATATTATAGC